AGTTATGTCAATGACTTTATGTTTGTACAAGGTATCGAGAAAAGCATCAAACAATTTTCTCTTTGTCTTGTTCTTTATGATTATCTTGACGTAGCAGTCTTTATAAAAACTGAAATCAAGTTCAACTAACGCATCAGGATTCGTGTCATCATAATCAATGTGATGGAACTTACGGCGTTTGTTTTCTACGAATTCTAGCTCTCGTGTTTCTGTATCGAGAACATGAAATCCTTTCTTGTCTTTCAGATCACTAAATGTTATCTGGTATTGAGTGCCTAAGTATCGTACATTGTTTTTACTGCTCTTGCTATGAAAGTGTCCAGACATCACAGTCTCGAACCTCTGAAGTAGTTTGTCAGACATTCCATGCTGGAACTTCACTCCGCGCATAATCTCATAACCATTTAGTTCAAAGTGACCACCAATAATTGGACACGGACAAGTACGAAGAAACTCTTCACACTCATCTCGGTTTTCATCTGCAATCCATGGAACTAGACCAACGCAGAGAGAACCAAAGTTAACTGCCGTTGGTTCTTCATACAAGTGAAAGTAATCGTTTCTGTCAACAAAGAGTTCCTTTATAGAATTTACTTCATTGGTGTTCTTGTAGAAAGTATCGTGGTTTCCTACAATACAATGTACGTGAATTTTATTCTCGTCAAATTTCTGAAAGAATCGTTTCCTGACTTCGTGTAGTGTATTGAAGTTGACGTACTTACGACGATCCATCAGATCACCTAGATGGAGAACCTGATCAATATTATTTTCTTCGCAGTATGGAAAAAACTGATCCTCGAAAAATTCTAAAAAATGGTCCAGAAAAATAGAGGAGTCGTTTCTTGCACCAAAGTGCGTATCATTGATGACAGCTACTTTCATTCAAATAGTTTTCCGTCTGATTCTTTCTTTGCTTTCTTTTTAGGCTGCATTCTTTTTACATCATCATCAGAAAGATTAAAATGTTCTTTCATGGCATCTTTCATTGAATCACGATCAAAGTAATTCTCTTTGTACCATGTACTCATCGTACCATCATCTTTCATTTCAGCTAGTTTAAACTTGATGAAATTCTGCTTCTTCTCTTTTTCTATTCTACGAAGAAAAGCGTAATAAATTATCTGTGTAAAATATGAGAAAGGATTCTTAGACTTTTCTGGATTAAAATTGTGGGCATACATCACACAATTCTCAATCGAGTCGTTAATCATCTCATCCTTGTAAGGATAATTTGTAAAGTTTGGTTTCTGTGCTAAATGTTCTGCAATGTCTATAAAGCATTTCCCAATATAATTTGATATTGGTGCCTTAGGTTCTCCTGCATTTTCAGCTTCAATTAGAGCTTCTTTCCATTCACACATATGCTTGAAAAATTCTTTGTTATCAATATAGTGATTCTTTTTAGCCATGTAATCTGCTTTCTTTACATAATAATACACTCATAAAAAATAATTACAAGTTTTTTATTGACAAATTCTCTACACCGTTTACAATCCCCTGTGTAAGGGGTGAAAAGGAATACTCTAGAGTTACTTAAAGAGATTCATTTCCATATTCATCTGACAGTGGATCTGGGTTCCAGTCAGTCCAGCGATTACCATAATCAGGATCTTCTGTTTCATCTCCAGTATATTTTTCTTCACTGATTTCTTCTTGTGTGCTGTGAAAATTCGAAAGCATTTCCTCGTCGTCAGGATGCATCATTCCCGGCATAATACCTTCCATATCATCCATATCAAAATAACCTTCATCGATTAACTCCTTAAGAAAATCAGGGGGTAATATCATATTCATAAAAATTGAATTCTTAGGAAAGCCAGGAGGAATCCCGGTGGGTGGTTTTATTTCTTTTGGTACTTCTGGATTATCATCAATTGATTCTTCTAGTTTCTTTAAATCATCTAAAATCTTTTCTAGTGAAATTTCATCTAGTTTATTGTTAGGATTTGTTTTAGTTATATCTTGTTTTTTGGCTTTAAGAAACTGCTTTTCAGATTTTAGTTTTCTCTCTGCATCGTAAAGTTTACTCACATCACTAGAAGGTGAATTCCACGTTACTATAAAATTCTCAGGAATCTTTACAGTATCTTTTTCGATATTTATAAGCCAATCTTTAAGAAAAGTTATTTCTTGTGTCTGGCCAAGTGGAGTACTTCTAAATTGTGTGGTAAAAACCATGGGATTTTCTAGGATAATCTTTTCTCCTTTTTTCCCTTTAATTTTAGCGATGATCTCTTCACCACTTTGTAATTTAAGAACACGGTAGGACGAACTCATATTGTCTCCTTAGATTTTCATCGAAATTAGCTTATAATCAAAATGTTCCTTAGTATATATTTTGATTCTAGCATCAAGATGTCGCATAGTGTGATTTCTGTATTTTTTATGAGATAAATTATCTGCTAGGTCATATAGCTTCATGCTGTCCTTGCTCTCAGAGCGTCTCAGACCTCTTCCTATGGACTGCAAGACACGGATGACAGATTTGGACGGGGATGTAAAAATAATATTGTGAATGTTTTTGATATTGATTCCTGTAGAGCATGTACCGTAGGAGGCGACCAGAATAGCGTCTTTTTCTTTATCGACAATCTGTCTGATTTCCTCCCTCTGCTGGACATCTGTACCACCATAAATCATGAACACCTTCTTATCAGGGCACATTTCAGTAATAAGTTTATATAATGGTTTGCCGTGTAAGTCAACATAATTGAATAGTACGAGGGTGTTTCCCTTCACGGACTTTGCGAGCTTTGATATGAACTTATTTCTTCTTTCGTGTGCGACTATCCATTTCAACTCATCAATGTATTTTGCTCGTTTGATCTGTTCAATTTCTTCTGGCTTATATTCTAGAACAAGGCAATCAATTGACAGATTTGATAATACTTCCTTTTCCATGAGATTCTTCGTGGTCGTTACTTTATGTACTCTACCGAAAAGTCCTTCGATTACAAGCTTATGTACCTGTGTCCCATCGAGCGTTCCGGTGGTTCCGATACGGAAATCTGCGTTTATCATTTTGGACATAAGTGAGGTCAGAGACTTTGCTTTGAATAAGTGACATTCATCACCAACCACCATCTTATACTGCTCAAAGTATTCTGTGGGCATTTTATAGATGCTCTGCCAAGTGGATATCACGACCTGCTTAGGTGTGGTCTTATCCTGACCCGAGAAAATTGTGTGGCAGTTCTTTTCGACTTTCCATTCCTTACCAGCATAGTCACGGAAATCGTTATACATTTGTGAGACCAGACCAGTGGTTGGTACTACGATTAAAATCTTTTCATCATCTTGTATTTGATCGAGGTAGTAGCGAACCAGGCAGTAGATTATTAAAGATTTACCACTTCCTGTTGGGGATAGCAGAAGAGATCTTTGTGTCTTGATTGCATGTTTTATTGCAGAAATCTGGTAATCGTATGGAGTTATTTTTAGATTGAGCGATGCTATGAACTGCTCGACTTCATCTGAATCAAGTTCTACAGTGTTATCGAAATCTTGTTCGATTGTGTAGTTCCTGTCTTTCGCGAACTGTATGAGATAGTCCATCAGACCGATATAGAGTCTACGTGAATACAGGTTAAACAGGCGGATCATACCATCCCATTTTTTATTCTTATATGCTGGAGTAAATTGATAGTTCGGTACTTCGAAGGTGAAGAACTGGTTGAGTTCTTTTGCGATCGAGTCGTCACAGTCAATTTTCATATTGACGGAATCTAACTTATGTACATCTATGTGAGTCACACATTATTTATGCCCCCTGTGTGAACTTGATCCAGTCGAGTGCGGCTCTAATATTCCACTGCCGGTTGGATATCATTTTTACAACACTCTCCAGATAGCTAACAACTTCTTGCTGTAGTGTAATCTTTGCACCTAGCTTGATCATTTCTTCATCAGATTCAACGAAGCGATCCACTTCGGTCTTGAGAATTACTAGATCAAATGGTTCCCAACCGAATCTGTCAAGATCTTCTTGGGACATTTTACCTGTGTAGTATAGCCATTTGTTACGTCTCTTGACTTTCTTCTCAGACAACACATGTTCCAACTTTAGCTTTTCTTTGCTATAGAGGATTAGGTACTTATTATGAATTTGTGGGGTTCTGAGTGACTCGGTATCGAGTTCTGTTTTGTCAATCTCTAAGTCTACATTCACCATCTCATAAAGTTCATTAAGTATCATTCATTCCTCATTCTATTGAATATGAAGTATAAGAAAATGTGGCTGTAGCAATCACAGGTTCTGTATCAACAACCACCGAGGAAAATTGAATTCCACTGATCCCCACAGGGAACATGTCCTTGAACACAATTTTCCTTATCTGATTATACGATCCATCCATGATTTGTAAAGTCGCATCTTTGAAAATATTACTGTGACCGTTCCACTCACCCGGAACATCTTCTGCCGTACTACAGGTTCTCATCCAGTTGTAAACTTCTAGCCAGTTTTTCATTTGTTCATCTACGAGGAATGAGATTGACATATTCTCATAGAAATATCGTCCAACTGGTATTCTAATAGGAACACCTAATTGTGCAACAGGCAATTCAAGTGGTGATATTGTGAATGATGGTAGATTTACAGATTGTGCAAAGTACTCTACATTAGGAATTTCCGGAAATTCCAACTTGAAAAAATTTGTTGCTAGGTAGTTATTTGTTGGTGGTTGTGACATACTAAAAGTATTTATAAAAAAACAACGAGGGTCCGAAGACCCTCGCTGCTATAATTATTATTCTAATATCAAGATCAAACAGGTGAGTTACCGTGAAGGTTCTTGATTGCGAAGAGACGGTAGTACTGGTTACCACCGGCGGTTGCGTTGAATACGTCACCAGATCCATCGTTACGAGCGAATGGGTTGTTGACCATTCCGTAACGAGTCTTGAACCCGATACGAGGCTGGAAGCTGTCCTGACCAACCGCACGCACCATCTGGAGGGGAACGTAGGGGCAGTAGAATAGACCAGCGTCATAGGGACTAGTTCCCTTGTAACCAATACAAGCGAAATCAGTGCCAGTAGTGCTTGAGTAGGGATCAATGTAGACTCTCATCTTACCATTGAGAACACCAGCGAAGGTGTTACCAGTGTCATCAACTTCCAATTGGTTGTTGATTGCAGGTGAGATGTTAAGGAAGCCACCCATTGCGAGAGCACTTGCGACATCTGACGAGCAGATGAGGAAGTTACCCTTACCACGGCGAGTTTCCTTAGCGATGGTGTTGGCTTCACGTTCGATCTGGAACATGAGACCACGGAAGCGTTCTGCGCTCCAACGACCATCAGAGTCAGCGTTGAGGTCATAAAGACCACCGATTGCAGCACCCGAAGCCCTACCTGAAAGGTCGGTCTGTTGAGCACCTAGCTGCGCGTTGTAGTAGATGGTACGAACAAGTTCTCGGTTGATTTCAGCGAGAATTTCAGTGCTAAGAATGTTAGCAAGTTCGGTCTCAGCATCAAGTCCGTGAACAGCCTTGAGATCCTGAGCAAGCTCAGTGGTGTACTCAGCCTTGAGCGCACGGCTACGAGCAGAGACAGCAACACGATCAATGTTGAATGCCATCTGAGCGAATGCACCGTCAACGTTAGAACCGAGCTTTTCGGCAGTACCGGTAAGCATTCCACGGAATGCCGTAGCGAATACACTACCAGCAACAGCTTGACGGGGGTCAGTTCCACCGTAAGTACCACCAGCGGGCGAACCAGCAGTGACACCAGTTGGGTTTACACCACCGGTAGCACTGAATGCTGCAACACCGTTGACCTGCGAAACAGGACCGGAGTTACCAGAGAACTTAGCGTTAGCTTCTTGGAAGAGAGCTTCGGGGGACGAAGCAACTGAACCAGCACCAGCAGCAGCCTGAGCACCGTAACGGGCACGCATCGCAAAGATGAGACCGGTAGGAGCACTCATGGGCTGAACACCAGCAATGTCGTAAGCCATTAGGTTTGGCATAGCACGACGGACGAGGCTAATAAGGACGGGATCATAACCAGCAAGAGCGCCGACGCCACCTGCTGTGATCTGAGGATCAGAGAAGTTACCACCCATTGCGTTGGCTGGTCCAGCTTCCTGAATGTACTGCTCACGAAGAGCTTTTTCTTGGTTTTCTAGAAGGACCGAAGTTACCTTCTTCTTATATGAATCTTCGATTCGAGGGAGTGCATCATGCTCAAGTAGGGGTTCCCACTTTTCGCAGAGAGCATCCATTGGGGCTTGGTTGTTAAAATCCATTTTTAGATTTCTCCTGTTAGGGTTATTGTTTTACGTAAAAAATATTTAATTAGTGCTTTCTCATATGGAAACCAAGGGTATCAACGTATTGATCCATTGCACTTCCATTTGAGATTTTCTGGTTGGTTGTTTCTTCAATAAGATCAACTGGTGTAGCTACTGGAGTGGTGTGCTCGAAGTATGCCTCATGTAGTTGTGATAACTTATTGTTGAAACTCTGGGGATCTTCGAAAGAAATTGCTTCTGCAAGAGCACCAAACTTCTCAACCTCAGTGTCAGCAAGACCCTGAGTATAGTGTGCGAAAAGCTGAGCCTTTGTAGTGTCATTTAGCTGTGAATTAAGATTAACATTTGTTGCAATCTCCTCGTTGAGATCTTTCTGAAGCTGTTCGTTTGACTCGAATAGTTCATCAAGAACATCATATCGTTCGTCGGGAACGTTGATGTAGTGAGCTTCAAAGAGACCCTTAAGACCAGTGATGAAGGATTCGGCAACATCAGTCTTGATTCCACGCTCAAGAGCGAGTTCATTCTTATTAATCCACTCTTCAACTACGTAAGTAAGATAGTCATCAAGTTTTTCTGCAAGATTACCAACAACTTCTTCTAGTTGTTCACTGAGAACGGTTCTATAAGACTCATCTAGTTGAGTCGCAAGATCGTTGATCTTACTGTTTACTGCGGCTTCGAATACGGTTCCTGCGCGGGACATAAAATCTTCCGAAAGATCTTGACCGTCAAACATGACTCCAAGATGTTCCGCAACTTCTTCTGCACCCATCTGGGGAACATAAACAGTTGCGGGATTGTAAGCAAGACCCTTAGCAGCAATACTTGCTTGGTTTGCCTGTGCAATCCCATCAGGGATTACTGAATTATCAGCAAACTGCTGACCCTTACCGGATGCGTCATATGAACCTCGACCCGAGGTGTCGTAGTCTGCCGAACCAGTATTATTCGAAGATGTGTCTGCACTTGCAGTCATTTCTTCTTCTTCCTCGTATCGTGTATCTTCCATTGAAAGCTCCTTTAGCCTATTCTTGATATTTATAAAAGTTTAAAGTTTAGATAGGAAATGCTTGAAAGCATTCAAGGCTGTTTCCTGTAAGTTTTTACTAGACGCTTGTTTGATCTGTTTTTCATAATGTGCAATCTGTTGTTCACGGAGTAAACCATTGTCCCATATCCATTCTTTACCTTCTAAAATGCCATTTACAAAGGCATCTGGTGCAGATGGATCCGCTACAATATCGACAGCAGATAGAACAAAGTCCTTCTGGACTTCATTGATTCCGCCTGAGTTCCTTTTTAGTGAACCCATACCACGAGAGGACACACCGAGACATGCTCCCTCGTCGATAAGACTTTTGACGATGTTGCCCATGGGTGTATCAAGGACTTTTGATTTTCCGATGAAGTTGTTTCCATCAACCTTGAGTTCCTTGATAATATGGGAAACCTTGTCAAGGTTTACAGTAGGACCGGATGGGTGATTGAGTTCACCCATTGCACGGTTTTTATTTACATATTCAGTGACATACTTTTCCACTGCGGGACCAATATGTGCGGTTGGGTAAATACGGCCGTTCCGGTTCTTCTGCTCTGCTTGCATAAAGACACCTTCGATGTAGTAATTCTTTACACCATCCTTTTTCTCTACGAGGTACTGTACGTCCTCTACCATTTCTGTAATGAGTTTCATGTCTTTATACCTTTCTTGTTATTATCTACGTTCTCTGCCTAGAGGGTTACTTCCGCCTCCGCGAGGACCGACCAGACTACCAAATCCGTCTGGATCTTTGCGTTCCGGGCGCCCTGCGACGGAGATTGGATCGCTGACATTACCACCACCACCGGGGCCCTCAGTAGGAACGTTAGAAAGTGCATGTAAGAATAAAGCGATACTAGGACCATCGGCGCCGGGTGCGATAACTCCTGCTTCGAACGCTTGAGCTATAGCTGATTCCATGGATGTATTTAACGTACCATCTGGATTCGTGAAATTTGCTCTTACATATGCAGTTGCATCTGATTGATTATCGAAAGGCTCACCAGCACTCTGTTGAATTGCTGCTGTTTCTGCACCGGGTGCTGCTGCTGCTGACATGTTGGCAGTAGACATTACACCAGCTTTACCACCGTCAGCCTTTTCAACTAGTGATGGGGCGACTTCTTTGTATTGTTCTTTGATTGCACCGGAAAGGATATCGTTAAGATAACCCTCAGTGGCTTTCTTTGCATCAATTAGATTC